CTGCCCAGAAAGCCCTAAGTTCTGGGGAAAAAGCGGCCACTAATAGAGCTAAACGCCAAGGCATGAAAGCAGGGAAGCAGTTTGTAAAACAACCTAAGAACATTGCCAAGAAAACGGCAGCCTATCGCTAACATGAATCCCCGCGACCTACCCTGTAACAGCCCTAGACGCGATATTAGTGGCGGCAAAAAATCTGTCGTCAAAGGATGTCAGAATGGGCAGGAACGTATTGTGCGTTTTGGAGACGCTAATATGTCAATTAAGAAGTCTTCACCCGCACGCAAGAAAAGCTATTGCGCTAGGTCTGGCGGCATCAAGGGAACATCTAACAAATTATCTGCCAACTATTGGAGTAGGCGCGCATGGGGATGTTAGGGTAATATACGTCTATGGCGCGTTTTAATAATTATGGCCCCTTAGACACACCTCTTATGGAAGAAGGGGATACGGGATTTGCTCGCATGAACGCTCGCTTGCGTCCCGACCAATTGAAGGCGGGAGAAGTGGCGTTGTCCACTAACGGGCGTATGGATTTAGATGGCGCGTGGCAGACGCGCATGGGCGTGCAGAACTTTGGAGCTTCCCTTGCCACTAACGCCACAGCATTGACGCTGCCGTTCTACACTTATGCCAATAAAACGGGCAATAGCTTATCTACTTCTGGCGCAGACATTACTATTGGGTTTGCCACTGCCCACTCATTTGTTGATGACACCCTAGGATATGTCTCTGGAATCACTGGAATTAGCCCAGCGTTTGTAGCGCAAAATTATGTAATTACATACGTCACTGCCACATCTATTAAGATTACTGTCTCTGGTGCTACCGGAACAGCCACTGGCACTGCTGTTGTTGGCGCACCAAGATTAGAAGACACCATTGTTAATGCTGTATTTGGTAGCTGTCTATTCTCAGACCCTACGTCTGATAATGATGAATACATCATGCTTGCCACCAATACAGGGGTGAAGGCAGTGAATGTAAGCACAGGAGCCACTACCAACACCATCACCTATCCCGGCGGCATCACCATAGATACAGACGTTAATCTATTACAGGCATTCAATTATCTTTTCTTGTTCCGTGATGGTTTAACCACCCTGCAATTTACAGGAACACTTGTTGGCAGCCCAGCTTTTACGTTAGTATCTAATGGCGCATACACCCAGCCATTAACATTAACGGCTTCAGCTAATTGTGCTATTGCCAACGGCGTTGTTACTATTAGCGAAACAGCGCATGGGCTGGTGGCGGGTAACACTGTTAGGATTATTGACCGTGGCACAACCAATCTAAATAACCTGTCAGAGTATTTTATTACAACGGCAAGTGCTAATACATTTACGTTCTTTGCTACAGCCGATAACATTACAGGGGCTACAGTGGTGTTGGGTTCGCCGCAAAGTGCTGGGGCTGGCTTCACCTATATGCCTGCGCCCCCATGGGCTATCTATCATCAAAGACGGCTTTGGATGCCCTATTACTATACAATGGCTGGTAGCAGCGGCACTCCCACCATCACCAGCAGAAACATTACGGATGAGATTATTGCGTCCGATATTCTTGACCAGAACACCTACGACCAGATTGAGAACAATTTCCGCATTGCCTCTGGCGGAGCCGACTTTGTTGTTGCTATTCAGCCGTTTGCCGAAGATAATGTTGTAGTGTTCAATCGCAACACTATCCATCTTATTCGCGGCGTAAGCCAACCTTTAAAGGACGTATCGGTGCAAGAGGTAACCCGTGAAGTAGGTTGTATTGCTCGCAAAACTGTGGTGCAAGTGGGCAATCAAATCTTCTTCTTGTCCGACAACGGCGTATATTCTGTCAACTTTGAGGATTTATATAATTTGCGGGGCGCATCTATTCCTATGAGCGAGGCTATCAATCCGCTTATTCAACGCATTAACCCAGACTATATTGCAAATTGTGTAGCTACCTATCACGACAATCGCTATTACATTGCTGTGCCGTTAGATACATCAACAGAGAATAACGCCATATTTATCTATAACTTCCTTAATCAAGGCTGGGAGTCATTAGACATTATTGAACAGAATGGCTGGAATGTTCGTGAATTTATTAGAGCAGGAGCTGGCGGCCTTAATAGTCTGTATGCTGTTAATAAAGACGGCGGCATCCATATCCTAGACTACCGCGAAGACGATAAGGACGTTGTAAACTTACAGATTGGTGGAACAGCCGTTGCCTATCCTATTAATTCTGAATTAAAGACCCGCCAATATACAGGCGGCACAATGGATAGAAAACGCTTTAATTCCTTTGAGCTACAAGCCCAAAGCTCTGACAGTAATGTTTCAGATGTGCAGATTTCGTTCTTAACAGAAAATCCAGATAGCTCAGAATTCTTGGACTCTCTTTCAACTATGTTAGGCGAAACGTTGCCTATATCGGAAGATGCTTCGGCGCGTGGCAGAGTTGGCAATGTTCGTGGCTATGGTGGTCAGTTTGTATTAGCCCCAACTATTGGCCGCCCTAAAATCCGCACCATTAAAATATCCGCCCAACTCACTGACCAAGGCATCAATTCTAAAGTATAATGTCTGACCTACAAACAGGATACACTTGGTCTGACGACAAGGCTAATTGGGAAACCAATGAGGCCACAGCTATTCGTTTGAATAGGATGATGGAAGACACCCAGATGAACATTCTGGCGGGGGCTAATGTCACTGTTACCAGAAGCACTAGCGGGGTAACGATTGCATCTACAGCCTCTGGTACAGGCACTGTTACTAGCGTAGCAGCAACTGCTGGCACTGGAATTACAGTGAGCGGTAGTCCAATTACCACTAGCGGCACGCTCACCATTACCAATAGTGCGCCCGACCAGACTGTAGCTATTGCTGCTGGCACAGGCATCTCTGTCAGCGGAACCTATCCTAGTTTTACGGTGACAAATAGTTCTCCATCATCTGGCGGCACTGTAACAAGCGTAGGAGGAACAGGAACGGTCAATGGCATAACGCTATCTGGAACAGTTACTTCTAGTGGAAACTTAACCCTTGGCGGCACTCTAAGTGGTGTTAATCTAACAAGTCAAGTAACGGGGGTGCTGCCGCAAGCCAACGGCGGCACAGGACAAACAACATTAGGAGCAGGAACCTATACGGCTACAGGTGGTTCTGCGGCTATTTCTCTAGCAAATCGTTCTTCACAAACTATTAACGTAAAAGATTATGGAGCTACTGGAGATGGAACAACAGATGACACTAGTTCTATTGTTAATGCCCTTGCTGCTCTATCATCTAACAAATCTTTGTATTTTCCGTCTGGGAAATATATGCACACTGGTGGGTTTTCTTTACCAGCTTCATTAACTAATGTTTTAATATACGGCAATCAAGCGCAGTTATTTTGCACTAATATGAATCAGGGAACATTTTATGTTCCATCTAGCTGTTCATTTATCACTTTTGACAATCTATGGGTTAATGCTTATGGCCTATATCGCCGCAGCAGTGGTATCCATTTTGTTATTTCTTCAGATTACACCACCATTAGGAATTGTCGCATAGAACGGTCAACTGATTGGGGTGTTCAAGTAAACAGTGCAAGCGGTCTGGGTTCCCCGTATGTTAAAGGATTTGTTTGTTCTAATAATTATTTTAAGGACACTATGGGGGATGGATGTCATGTTATGGATGGCAATGGATTTTTAATTGAAAACAATGTTTTTGATGGTTGTGGGGATGATGCTATTGCAGCAATTACCAATGGTGCTGCCGCACAACCACAGAACGGTATTATTGCTAATAATCTTATCTTGGGCAGAACTACATATATTGCCGCAACTATTCCAATATCTAGTATTACAAGGTCTGGCACTACTGCTACGGTTACTACAACAAGCCCTCACGGAATTACCTCAACAGTTGGATTGCCAGTAGCTATTTTACATTCTGGTGCTACTGGTGGAGATGCGGCACTATACAATATTGAAGCTGAGATTGTTACTACGGGCGTATCAACTTACACATACACAATGCTTGGAACTCCTGCTGCATCAGCTACGGGAACATTAATTGCACAACCAACTAGATGTAATGGTTTTAGGGGTATTGTAGTGTTTACTGCAAAAAACATAAAAATATCTAACAATCAAATCCTAAGCACTAATTCTCAAGCTATTGCATTAGATGATGAATATAATCTTACTGCGTATGTAAACGAAGAAATTGATGTCTCAAATAATTTCTTATACGATTGCAATTATCTAGGGGGAGGACTAGGCAACATTAAGATGTACTGGTCTACTCGTTGTTCTTTAACCAACAACTATGTGTTAAATCCACATACGGTAAGTATGTTGACTATTGATGATTCACAAGGTTTGACTATTTCTGGCAATGTTTTTCAACAAACGGTTAATCAATTTTGCCGAGGAATTGTTAGCACAGAAGCTAGTTCAGAAAATGGAAGAACACTTAATGCTTCTAATAATGTTTCAATCTGTAATAACACTTTTTATTTACAGCAAGCCTCTAATAATGAAGGGATTAGAATATATTATTTAACTGGAAAAAAGATGAACAATCTTGTGGTGGCAAATAATGTATTTTTTAGCCTTAATGCTACATATATTAATACAGATTTTGTTAATGTTGGTAAGTTTGTTAATAACACCGCTATTGGCGGCGGCAATACAATTACCAATACCAACACCTCTGGAACCATTACAACCGTAAATAACAACTGATATACTACCCTTATGGCTATTCTGACGACAGGAAACACATTTGTTGACGGCAATCAAGTAACGGCGACCAAACTCAATTTAGCAGTGACTGGTGCGTTATTTGTCGAGGGACAGGCCACAGATAGTGCTACTACCTATGTTAATGGTACGGCTATCAGCGTAAAAGACGGCGGCATCACCGCAGCCAAATTAGCTACAGGCGTTAATGGAGCGTTGTTTATCGGCAATGGCACAGGATTTGATAACAGAGTCCTTGACGCTGGTGCGGGTATTGCTATAACAAATACTTCTGGTCATATCTCTATTTCAGCCGCTACCCTTGGCGCATCTCCTACCCAAGACTTCTTTGTTATCATGGATAACACAGATGCAACCGGCAAAACCTTCCAGAAATCTACAGGGTTTGTTGCCTCTGGTGGAGACATCACTTTTTCTACAAGCAACGAATTAACAGCAGGGTATTTTAAGGCCACCAATGCTTCTGGGTCTGTTACAGCTAAATTCTATAAGGATGTTAATGGTGTGCAGCTTCTTACAACTCAAGAATCGGCTATAGCTGACCTTGCCCTCACAGGCACTAATTACGCCACAGAATACGCGACCATCAACACCAAGATGAACGACCTTTTAGCCAAACTTCGGGCACATGGGTTAATTGCTACTTAATGGGAGCCATCCAAGATGCAATTGCTCTATACGGCCCTGACTTTCCTCGGCTTCATGGGATGTATTTGGAGCGAGGCTTCTGTTATTCTGAACCTACCATGCTTGCTCTTGCAAGGCCGTGCTTGGTTGAAAGATACGAGGAATGGGTGGAACCGCAAGATGCGGATGCTTGGTGGATTGAGCTATGTGTTGGCCCTAATGCCCTTAGCATTATGTACAGCAAAATACCCTTCCCTTTTGCCAAAATTGGTTGGCGCAGAGATTTCAAGAACAAGCCAATTCCTCGCTTCTACGACTTTTACAAACTCCAACATAGGCTAAATCATGGGTTCTAATACATTTCCACAGCAA